AGTTCATAATGCTCTTCCACATCTTCTAATGGAAGTTTTGGCAGAAAAAATGAGTGAAAAATCGACAGAAATACTTGAATCTAGAAAACAGTTTGAACAGATCCCCGCAAAAAAGCCAAACTTTAACGTTGGACTGGAAGAACCAATAAAGAGACAACCCGTCCCTGTACCAAAGATATTTACAAAAAATCCACTCCTCAACCAAGTATTGAACGAAACCGTTGGCGGTGTTCCTACCGAAGAGCAAACTCAGACATCTTCTGCGCTAGATGTTATTAAAAATTTACCAAGAGAGGCATTAAACGAAAATAAAGAAGTGGCTGCGGTAGCAAACGCTTTGACTAGAGATTATTCAAAACTCATAAAAGCCGCTGATGCCAAGGCGAAAGCAAAACGACCAGCATAAAATAAATGGAAACATTAACACAACCTTATGGTATAACTTTGCCCATAACTCATGGGCCACAAGGCTATTTTAGTCAGAGTTATAGCATACTGGAACAAATAAAATCAAATTTAAATTTGTTATTCAGAACAAAAAAAGGAGAACGAAGAAGAAATCCCGAGTTTGGTTCTGGGTTATGGAGTGTGTTATTTGAAAATTATACGGATGATATAATCCCATTGATAGAAAATACTATACGAAAAGATGTTACTCGATGGATGCCATACGTGAGCATAGATAGTGTACAAGTCAGTACAAATACCACCGAAAATAGTGACAAATACAAGATATATGTCAAGGTATTGTATACTGTGCCAAGTATTGGTGAAATGGAAACGCAGATATTGGAAGTCAACGTAAACGCCGGAAATATATGATATTAGATACACCAAAATCATTCAAACCAGAAAAGAAAGATATAAAGTATCTAAATAAAGATTTTTCGCAATTAAAGCAGTCTTTGGTAGATTTTGCAAAGACATATTATCCAAACACTTACAGAGATTTTAGTGATGCTTCTACTGGCATGATGTTTATGGAAATGGTTGCATATGTAGGAGACGTTCTATCTTATTACATAGATTACCAATTCAAGGAATCAATGTTGGTAAATTCCGAAGAAAGAAAAAATATCATAGATGCCGCAAAATCGGTTGGATATAAAGCAAAAACGACAACTCCTTCGGTTACTAAATTGGATGTATATCAACTTGTACCATCAAAAATAAATGATGCTGGAGAAATGGTCCCCGATCTAAATTATGCCCAGATAATAAAACCAGGAATGGCTACGACCAGTGATACTAACGTGGCATTTATTACGAATGCTCCGGTTGATTTTACAGTAGACACAAAAAATGATCCATTACAAATTTCCGTTTTTCAAAGAAATGCGGCGGGCCAACCGGAGTTTTTTGTATTGAAAAAAACCGTAGATGCATTTTCGGGTCAGATTATAACCAAAAATATTTCAGTATCAGATCCTGTTCCATTTTTGAAATTATATTTAGACGATACAAATGTTATAGAAGTTTTAGATGTATATGATTCCGATGGTAATAGATGGTATGAGACTGATTATTTGGCGCAAGACTTGGTTCCAATAGATTACGAAAACATCTATAAAAACAACATAACGCTGTCTGCTCATCGAGATACTACTCCATTTTTGCTGAGATATTTGCGTACATCAAAACGTTTTGTTACCGGTGTGGATACAACATTCTTAGAATTTGGATCCGGTACTAGTATTAAGGATGACGAGTTGATTATACCAAACGCATTCACGGTAAATAAACCAACCACATTTAGAGCAGAAAATATTGCATATGATCCATCAAATTTTCTATCGTCTAAAGCGTTTGGACAGGCTCCATCAAACACGACATTGACTATACGATATGTTGTCGGTGGAGGCGTAGAAAGCAATGTAAATGCAAATGCGATAAAAAATATAAGTTCCGTTGAATTTTTTGGTGATTTGACAGAACTTGGGTTATTAGAATTAAATTTAACAAATTTAGTTCGCCGATCAGTTCGCGTAAATAACCCAACACCGGCAACCGGAGGTAAAGCGGCGGAAACAAACGATGAAATTAGAAATAATGCGCTGGCATATTTCGCTGCCCAAAATCGTGCAGTAACACAAGGTGACTATGAGGTGAGAACGCATGCGATGCCATCAAAATACGGTTCAATTGCTAAGGTTTATGCAGTCACGGACACTCAGTTAGATATGGCGAATATACAGACTGCGCCCTCTTCAATTCAAACTGGGAGTTTGGCTCCAGGTACAGTAAACAGAGTAGACCCGGATAAAAATAACCCATTTGCTATAAATTTGTATGTTCTGTGTTATGATAATAGCCAGCGATTGATTCCCACAAACGAAGCCATACGGGCTAATCTGAAAAACTATCTAAATCAGTATAGAATGCTGACGGATAGTATTAATATTTTGGATGGATATGTTATTAATATCGGTGTCGATTTTAGCATTATTGTTTATAAAAATTATAATAAGCGTGAAGTTTTAGCCAATTGCCTAACATTAGTACAGCAATATTTTGATATAAACAACATAAAGTTCTGTCAGCCAATCAATCTTAGTAGACTTGAATTGGAAATCGCCAAAGTAGATGGCGTTCAGTCCGTAACGCAGTTGCGTGTAAAAAATCTTACACTAAAGGATGGCGACTATTCTCAGTATGAATATGATATTGAAAAGGCTACGATAGATAAAGTTATATATCCATCCATAGATCCATCTGTATTTGAGGTTCGTTTTCCAACAAAAGACATTGTAGGAAGAGTGGCATAAATATAGATAGAATATCTGTTGGGCGGTTATATTTATAAAGTAAAGAAATATATAAATGCACTACTTTTTATATCCAACAAAAGACACGTTTATAACCAACTATCCAACCTATATGTACAAAAATATGGGTTTGGACGAACTATTAGAAGTTGAGAAGCGGGTCTCTGGCTATAGTTGTTCAAGTACAAGTACATTTCCTGTATTGGTTTCATATACTAGTTCAAGTATAGAACTGTTAAATGGACCAAAATCGGCGTCTTTTGATTCCGGTTCTACAGACCCAAGAATAGTATCCAGTTCATATAAAGATGTTTCAGGACCAACTACAATGGGCGCGGTTTTGTCTAGAGCACTTCTACATTTTGACTTATCTACAATATCGCAATCTATAGCGGCGGGAACAATTACAAGTCCTAAGTTCTTTTTGAACTTGAAGATTTGTGAGTCGCAAGAAGTGCCAGTTCGTTATTCGCTTGCCGCATATCCTGTTTCACAATCTTGGGCAATGGGAACTGGATACAAGTATGATGGAGCATCTACTTCAGATGGAGCAAACTGGAAGTTTTATAGTGCAGACCAACTACAAAAATGGTGGAATACTGGATCTCTGACCGATTGTAGCGGAGGCGGTGTATGGTGGATGGATAGTGCTTCTATAGCATCTGGTTCTGGATATGCAGAGTATCCAAACATAAGTCAATACAACCCATTCCCAGATTGTCCTACAAGCAGTTATGTTCCGCCAGTTTCGTCCAGTATAATATCGACAGGTTCATATGCTTGCTATCAATACTTTGATTATCAGACATCCGATGTAAGAATGGATGTTACTCCAATAGTAAATGCTTGGCTTACCAGAGCAATACCAAACGAAGGTTTCATATTGATGCACGCAGACGAGTCAAGTTCTGTGGATTATGGATCATTGAAGTTCTTTAGCAAAGAAACCAACACAATATACTCACCATATCTTGATGTATGCTGGTATGATTCCACCATCAATACTGGTAGTGCGGATGCTATACAACTACGCGACGCTGTAGTAAATATGAAGAATATGGCCAAAGAATATAAGTTTGGTTCTATTATTCGCATGGATGTCGCCGCAAGACAGAGATACCCAGTAAAGACATTTACTAATAGATTCTCCGACTATCTTTCCCCATACTATCTACCATCATCCAGTTATTACCAAATCAAGGACGCAGAAAGCGAAGAAACAATACTTCCATACGATGATTTCACTCGTCTAAGTTGTGATCCAACAGGAAACTATTTTATGCTTGATACAAGCGGACTTGCATCTGAACGATATTACAAGGTTGAAATACGTTCAGAACAAAGTGGGTCTATATTGACCTATACTATTCCAACAACATTCAAGATTTCGAGATGAAAGCCAACCCAAATCTAACTGGATATAATCAAGCCGATGTAGAAAGTTTATTGAGTACCGGTTATATTGTACCAAAAATAGATGAATATGCAAACTTGGTGATATTGAATACAACATCTCAGTTGTATAGTTCTTCTATAAGTATAGAATTGAAGAATGTTGTATATGAGCCAGTGAAGGTCGAAACCAGAATTGAAACTCAATTTACGGAGTTATGAACTTATCTGATATAAAATATACAGTAACTTCCACCTCATCTTTGAGTTATGGATCGTTTTTGAAAAAAGAAGATTTGGAATATTATACCGATGGAAATACTTTCAAGAATTTTCCATTCGGTCAATCCGAACAAGATTATATTCGGTTTGGTGTATATAATTTAGAAGATACTTTTATTACGTCGTCCGTAATATACTCCGAGGGATCGTATTCGTCTATAACATCTTCATATTACGATGTATTCAATCAGTTTATAACATATTCCTACAAAAAATATACTACGGACTTTGTAATACTTGGCACAGAAACACAATCGTTATTTTTTGACGTAAGTAAAAATCTAAATAATCTTGGTATACAAAACGGAAACTACAAGATTTATATAGAATTGGGAAGAAATATTGTAGGCGAGGAGAGTGGACCGGAGAATAAACTTTCCGTTAATGTGGTTTCTAACACCAGAAAAGAAATTGGCCTAATACCAAAAACATTAAGAGGAACAGAATCCAAAATTAATACAGAATTTGAATTGTTTTCGAACAATTTAATACTGATTAAAGAGATTGCGGACGGGTTGTTATTTGGGATGTCCGCTCCCCAGATGTATCAAATTTATAACAATGCCGTTTTACTAGACCCAATCGGAGCCGATGCTTTAAAGTTTAACTATAGTTTCAAACGGGACGTTGATGTTGTTTCATTTTTGAATGACATATACTACGGAGTGAGACGCGGGATGCTAAAAAGTAGTGGGCAATATGCTACAAACGATATAATTGGTATATACGATCAATTTAAGAATTGGCTATATCAAAATTATGAATCCGGGTATTCCTTCGAGGGTGTCAGAGACTATTATTACAGTCTGTTCTTGTATGTTATAGATCAAGAATTAAATCGTATAACAAATACGAAGCCAGACACATATCCTCAGATTGTAGAATTTTTGCAGGCAATATTCTACAATAATATATTTTATCCAATAATATTGGAGTTAGAACAAAAGTATAACGTAAATTTATCGGGGTATTTCAAGTATTATTTGAATATACCTGGCAAAAAGCCTATATCAATAGTCAATAGAAAATCTATCGCGGCGAGTGATTCTAGATTTTATGATGTATTGGCATTAAAATTACTAGAGCCACTCCCAGATGATGTGGAACTAAATAGCGACGCATGGATTACCTGCGATTTTGCATTCCTACCAATCGTCCAAAATGTTTATTTTTATTCAAAGCAGGTAATAAATACTATACCTTTGCGAGGCCCAAACTTTCTAATAAAAATAGAAAATGAAGGAAATTCGTCAGAAGCGTTGTCCATGGAACAACTCGTCGGTGAAACGGGTAGTTTGTACAATGAATTGAATAGTAAATTAGACGCGAAGTCTCAGAGATTCATAGATACGACGGATTATAGAAGTTTTGAAAATTTTGTAAACTTTTCTTCCGTAGACTTACGATTGAAATCGTTTGAAAGTAAAAGAGCCAGAATAGAAGAATTGGTGGAAGAAATAGTAGTGTTAGATGTAAAACTTACTTCCAACCCAAGTGATGCGTTTTATTTGAAACAAAAATCTGATGCAAATGATGAAATAGATCAGATAGAGGCGGGAATGGACGGATATGAGAAATTCTTATACGACAACCCGATGTGGTATGACGAGCATACCAGAGACATTGATGGTTATAGTTCCGCGTCGTTGTACGACAAAGAAAATGGAGGATCGTTGATAAATAACTTACCTCAGTTCATGATAGAAGATGCGGATAATAACGCAGACTATATCAAGTTTGTTGGTATGGTCGGTCATTTCTTTGATAATATTTCATTGGCTGCTAAACAATATACCGAGAAAAATAATACGTCGAGTTCTCCAAATGTTGGAATATCAACAAGTATTGTTGGAGACATGCTACAGTCTCTTGGATGGAATGTTGAAATATCAAAAGATAATCTCCCGCTTATATTGTCTACATTTTCAAAATCCGATTTTGATCCAGAGTCTCCATTATACTCAAAAGCACGAGAGTTTTCGGAAGAACAAAGAAATCAGATAATATGGAAGCGTATACTCAATACACTGCCATACATCTACAAAACAAAAGGAACCGAGGCATCATTGAATGCTTTGATTTCGTGCTTTGGTGTACCAAAGAATATAATCAAGATAAAAGAATATGGTGGTATACAAAACTCCAGTGATTTGACCGATAAGTCATTGTATATTGTAGAAGAAGTAAAGTATGAGCCATATTTCAGCGGAAGTGGTGAATATTTCAAGTTGGATTGGACAGGTAGTGCTCAGTCTATAGAATTTAGTTTCAGATTTGACACAAAAAAGACTCACGATGATGGTAAGATATTCAGATTAGTAAATTGTTCCGATACATGGGTAGTGGGAGCAGTTCGTGAAAAAGGTAAAGATTGGGGAACTTTGTTCTTTAGCATCGATGATGGTTCCGGAGAAGTAAAGTCTATACTTACTTCCAGAGCACCAATATTTGATGGAAATTCATATAAAGCACTACTCAGAAGGAATGATGTTGAACCTTTATTTGGTGCAACGGCTTCATTGAATGAATACCCAACTAGATATGATTTACTGCTTCAAAAATCCGAAGATGATCTTATAACATACTATGTTTCTGCTAGTGCATTCCTTAGCGGAAGTTATAACGATTCATTCGAATCTGGATCTTATTTGTATATTGGAAATTACAATCAAAACACCGCGTCTTTGAGTATTGATCCGGAGGCATTTTTTGGAAATATTGACGATATAAGAATATGGGAATCTCCGATTTCCACCGAAAGATTTATCGCTCATACATTGAACAGAAATGCGTATGATCTTGAAACTCCGCAACAGATGGTTTCGGATAATCTTTATAGAATATCGTTTGAAAGACCTGTGGATTTGTATGATCCGGTTCCATATGGAATTTTACTAAACAATCTTTCTTTTAGAAACGACTTTCCTACATTTGCTGCCATAAACTTTCCACAAATACTTGGTCCACTAGACCAAACTACGTATTGCGATCCCTCGGAAGGTCCAGCATTTCCATATCAATTTTCCAGAAAAGACGTAAGAACCGTGATGAATCTTCCGGACTATGGTTCAAACAAATTTAGAAGTAACAAGATAAATTACATTGAACAAGAATTGGTGACAAATCTTTCTTCCGAAACAAGAGCGTCATATAAAGCAAGTGAATTGTCCAACGTCGATGCCAATAAACTTGGAATTTTCTTCTCCCCATCCGAAATACAAAATACAGAAATCATAAAATTCTTCGGGGAATTCCCTCTGGGAGATTTGATCGGAGATCCTTCGGACGTATACAAGAGATCATATGATAAGTTTGAAAAGTTCAAGCAGATATATTACGATCAAGGATTTGGAAACATAGATTTTAGTTTCTTCATGAACATCGTTCGTTTTTATTTCGATAAGGCGATGTTCAAGTATATCAGGGGACTTATACCCGCAAGAGCAAAACTCGTAGATGGCATATTGATTGAGCCTACGATACTAGAAAGACCAAAACTTGAAATCAAACCACTGATAAAACAAAATATTGAGCAAAAAGTAGCAGATCTTACATCAAAGAAAGAGGTTATTGGAACAACCCTACCACAACATATCGCATCCGTAGAATACAGTTTTGATACGGGGACTAGTTTGAATAACGACGTAAATCAATCATTTTATGATTCAGATTTTTCAGAGTTTGGTTTTGGTGTATATTCTGAGAATGGGTTGACTTATTATAATAACACATATTATCGCTGTGACGTTATAAAAGTTAATAAAAAGTACTCAGTACTCAGATCAAACGTTTTAGACAATAATACGTTGTCACCGGATATAAACACAGATTTTAATAGAAAAGTCCAAACTATTAATAAGTCATATGAAAAAATAAATTTGGTAGGACTGCCAAATCCAACATCATACCCAATGACTGCATCTATGTGGGCGGTTCCCGATATTTCTCAAGGCCAATCTCCAACAAGTATATATTTCAGCGGAAAAACAAGTTTCAATGTTGGATATTTGGGCTGGGCGGATATTGCTATAAATTCTGCACACACAATTGAAGGTATTATAACTGGATCAATTTTTGAAAAAATTTCTCCATCGGTTCAAATATATGGACAAATAAATTCACCACTAAATGTTTCTGGTTCCTACGACCCGAAATCAAGTTATGTGGTTTTTTACTCTGGGTTATTCAATTTGGATTTGGACGGAAACCCAACATTTGAAGGTACTATTTCCACAAACGGATTCTACACAAATCTACAAGTTGGACCAGAATATTATTTTGTCATTTCTTCGACTGGCGGTGGATCTGTATTTTCAGAATTTATAGAAAAAACCACAGGTCCGTTGTTTGCGCGACTCACACAGGGAGTAAATTATCAAAAAACTCTATCTTTGTCATATAAGCCCACAAGTTCCGTATTGTTGGATGGATATTTTCATACTCACTACAAATATAAAAAGCAACAATTCTCGAAAAAAGAAATACATTCATTTGATAACACGGGAAGATCATTTAAATGGGTAAAAGGAAGCCAGAATAAAAAAACTACCGTGGATGCAAGTACTGGGCTATTGGATAACAGCGAACCAGTAATATCAAAAACAGTATAAAATAAGTAAAAAAAGGATTTAACATATATATTTATTTAGAAAGAAACCTATATGGCGTACATCAATAACGAAACTATCACTGTAGATGCAGTTCTCACTAAAAAGGGTAGAGAACTACTTGCGGCCAAAGGTGGCCTAAATATTACATCTTATGCGCTGTCGGACGACGAGATCGATTATCGCCTTTATCAACCCAATCACCCACAGGGTTCTGCGTACTATGACTTGGCAATCCGTAATACTCCAGTATTTGAGGCATTCACGGATGAGACACAAGCATTGAAATATAAATTAGTCACACTACCTTCCGGCGTTGAATCTATACCTATCATATCACTCGGCCAAAGTTCAATCGACGTTGATAAAGATTATAAGGGAGAAGTCGTTATTGTACCAAGCACAAATCCAGTATACAATACAACTCTTGGATACACCGCCGTTTTGGCCAATAAAAATGTTGGTACTATCATAGGAGAACAATTACAAACAACTATCACGTCAACTATACCAACATTTATCGGAGATGTGTCGTCCACAACGGCACAAGTTGCATTGGGGTTGAGATTTAGATTTGTTCCAAATTCCGCACTTACTACTACGACGGTGACAAACTTGACGGTGGTTGGTAACGAAAGTGGTGGGTCAATAACTATACCAGTGACCGTTCGCGTAAAAACTTAAAAATTTAATATATGATCTTTAAGCAATTTGAATCATCTGATATAGTCGCGGGAAGAACCCAACCTGTCTCAACTGGTATGTGGAGTGATGGTACGGCGAGTTGGGGACAATTTTACACTAGCAGTACACAGACGATAGCATCGTCCTCTGCACTTGAGCCATTAAACGGACTCTATTATACAAATGTATACGATACGGGATCAAATATATCAAACGCCGACATCTATTTTTCGTTGACTTATGGGCATTATGCCGGATCCGGTAGTTCAAATTATGACACAAGTTCTGCAAACGGAAGTTTGATATTCCCAACGCAGGCCATATATAATCAATACAGAAATCTGATACTCACGCCAGCGGACACGAAGTTTACATTCCAAACCGGAAGTGCATTGGTAGATTCCGATGATGTATACGTCATAGCATTTCGTTCAGCAAAATACAAAGACAGACTTGATCCCGGCCAATTTCAGATAACGTTGAGCGGATCTCTCGGTACTACCACGCTGATCGATGATTCAAGATACAACCCAAAGGCGACGGCGGAATCTGGTGGAAAGAGATACAATCTTATTCGTGGGACATTGTCCGGAGGTGCCGCGTCTACTGGATATGAGGGAATCGGAACCATGTATCCAGACTTGGGTATGGTGGTACTAAACCCAACAAAGATAAGTCAATTAATCGGCACTGTGGATGGGTTTCCAATAAACAATCCATCAAGTTCTTTGTGGAATGGTCAATTTGCAAAAATGCAAAACTTGTTGTTCCAATCTATAAAACTTGGCGCATTGACATCCCCTATGCTTGCAAGAGCAACTGAATACGTGGCTGCAAGACACTTCTTCGTTCGCGTAAAAAATCAAGAATATAATTATTCAAATAATCCAACATTTGTAATTTCTTCGGAAGAAGCACCATCAAATCCACAAGATGTAGGAAAGTTGAGATTCAGTGATTTTTATACAAATCCAAAAGTGTATATTACCACTGTAGGACTATACAACGAAAGCAATGATCTTGTTGCCGTAGCCAAGTTGAGTCAGCCATTGCTAAAAGACTTTACCAACGAGTGCCTTATAAAAATCAAGATAGATATATAATCTGAAGGAGGAATATCTCCCAGATATTATATTTATCATTATATGATAAAGCAGTTCTCCGCAGGGGATATAACAATAAGGCCGTTCAATACGTTCAAGAACTGGAAAGTTCAAAGTCTTGATTCGTCTTCTGTTGATGCGTATGGATATAGCACATATTACAATCAGTTTTGCGAGATAAACGAAGGCAAGAAAATATCGTCGATTTTTTATCCAACTGGCAGTCCATATTATTCTGCGTCGTTGGAACCAATCAATCCATCTGGAAAATATGCAAGAAACATATACAGCCTCACGGACTCTATGTTTTATGGTAATGGAAACCAATATCAGTTGTTTGGAGTTGAAAAATATGGTGGAGATTTTAGTACTGGACAAAAAGAGGTACGAACTATTAACGATAGGGTTGTAACATTGGCGCTAAATCATAATGCATTTGGAGACAAAGTACGACCAAATACAGTTCATATAGTAGATAATTCAAACGTCGATCAAACGTATGATATTTACGACGATGGCGCAACAAACTTGTTTATAAGTGGATCTCATTTTTCTTCGTACAATATGTTGGGCGGAGTAAAAAACTTAATGGCTCGGCCATATTATGAAACAGGGTCAATAAAGTTTTATATTACTTCGAGTAATGGTTCTGTCACTTATCTCTCACTGCAACAAGCCACTGAATATAAAAACGCGGGAAAAAATGTGTTGTTTGAAGAATCTTCTCTCACTTGGAGTTTTGACGATTCTTATTCCAGAAATTATTTTCAACCGGAGAATGAACATTTCGGAGAATCGGTAAGTTCTTGGTTCAAATATATCGCAGTTGGGTCTAGCATGGATCAGTACAGTTTGTCCACGGCAAGGCAGGGATATGCAGCATTGTTTAAATACGACGATTCTACCGGCACTCACAGATTGATGAAAAAGTTTTATTGTCCATTTACACAGAATGGGTTGGCAAGAGAATTTTCATCTGATAGTTCTTTGTTGATTTCTATAGAAAATAATAATTTCTTGATGACTGAGCAATCATTACTCAGTTCTTCTTATTTGGAAGATAGTTTCGGTTATTCGGTGTCAGTGAAAGATGATTTTTTGGCAATAGGATCTCCGACTGGATCGGTGTGTGTTACAACATTATCCAATATAAGCGGATCGATGTGTTATACGAGCGGGTCATATCCAGGATTCGTTTATGTTTATGATAAAAACAAAGGCGGTATAGATAACTGGGGAATAATCGAAGTTCTCACAGGAAATACAAACAACGATAAATTCGGTTATTCTGTGAGTTTGGATAATGATTTGCTTGTTGTCGGCTCTCCCGGAGTGAGTGGTAGTAAAGGTGGAGCGTATGTATATCGCAAAAAAATATATTCCACCGAAACCGGATCTTGCAACGTTGTTACAATTGCGACGGGCTCTGGTGCCGGTGAGTATCCGTATTATATAGTTGGAAACTATACTTGGGTTCAAGAGTCTTTTATAACGTCAAGTGTATGGTCTGAAGGAGATAATTTTGGATGGTCGGTTTCGGTTGATTCGGGTAGCATTGTTGTTGGAACAAATAAAAGCGGTGAAGGATATGCATCTGTATTTACCGCGTCATTTTATTCCGCATCTATAGGTGATTGTCCAACTGCCTCTTGGTCCGAAATAAAAATTCTTAGAAAAGATTCTACATATGGAGATTTGGATATGTCTTCTCCATTGTATGCGACAGATGTTACTTCGACTGAAATTACATCCGATGGGTTTGGTAAATCCGTATGTATAAGTTGGCCGACTGTGTTGGTGGGATGTATCAGGGACAAGGCATTTATTCCATATTCTACGTATGCCGGAAATCCAGACATATTAGGATCTGCTTATTTTTACAGATATACCACGCTATGCGGGACTTCGAGTTTTTATCAAGTATACAAAACGTTCGGAAATAGAAAATATTTCACAAATAATAGGCTATTTGGGTCGTCTGTTTCAGTCGAAGGAAACTTTGCGGCAGTATCGTCGTGGGCCGATAAATCTGGAAGAAATGTTGATTATGTATCCGATGAATTTGTTTTGGAAGATTATGAATACGAATCCACTTCTTCCGAAGATCCAAACGGGGTTTTGGGTAGAGTAGCAGTGTATAATTATAGCGATATTCTGGATAAATGGGAATTTACTGGTAATACGAAAATAAACAAAGATAAGAATAGCCCAGCAAACTTATATGGTTATTCGGTGAGTGTGTCGTCGGACTTTTTGGCAGTTGGTGCTCCGTTGGTAAATTTTGCAACATCATCCGCCACGGCGTCAATATACGATCAAAATATACAAATATTTTCCGGCTTTCCGGCTAATTACTCCGGGTCGGTTTTTGTATATCCGATAAACAAATATGAAACTAGCCCATTGATCGGAAATGTATTTTACAAAAATGGGTATTTTGTATTAACAAATACTGCATCAAATTATTACAATATATTTACTGGTACAGGTTCTCGTGGGTTTGATCTTAGTTATCAAGGATCGCATACAATATACGAACACGAACACTTAGTTTCAATCAGACCGGGTGAATTTAATTATAGCACGAATCCAACTTCGCTTGTACAAAGTTCATTGTTGTTCGATGTAAATCAAGATGGAATATTTGATTTTCTTGATGTTGATTTGATAATGCGTTATTTGCAGAAAAGAAAATTTTTTGAGGAATTCGTATTTGATGACAATGGACTTGTTTTAGAACAGGATACGCTCAACGATTATAGTTGGTGGAATAGTGACATATTACAACTTGAATCTGAAGACGTACTTTTGTTTGAAAGTGACGACGCCGCTTATTTGACAAGTTCTTCATTCAATGCATTCACCAAAACTGCCTTTGATTATATACAAGAAAACTTGGTAAACACGGGATTGCTGGACGTTGACGGTGATGGAAAGATAAATCTAAACGACGGGAACATACTTTCACTGTATTATTTTGATCGACTTGTTCCAGAACGCCTAGACTTGCTGACAAATGAAAATTCTACACGCAAATATGTAAAAGAAATCAAAGAATATTTGAATACGTATTGTCGAAAAGATAATGTAAAAGTAAGTCCATACTTCTTGGAATATCAATATAGTTCATCCTATGATCCTACAGGCTCGTATTTGGCTCCATTTATAACAACAATCGGATTATATCAAGGAAACGAACTGGTGGCGATTGGTAAATTGGGAAGACCGGTCAAAAATCTAATTGATTGGCCACTCAATATTGTCGTTCGTTTTGATACATAACTTTATATTTATAATAAATAACAGGAGAAATATATATGCCACAACTACCAAATACACCAAGACCTTCTAAAATTCAAAGTTTAGAGGACTTATATAGAACCGTTGACGCAAACCCGGCAATCGGAATTCGCTCTCACATCATAAACAGAACGGGTAAGATGGCATGGGGACTAAGTAAAGACGCCGGTGATCCGACTTATATGAGTACCAATAAATTTTCTGATACTCAATATACCAGAACATTTCAACCAAGTTCATTTATAACGCGCATTACTGCAAAGGGTGGATTCAACGATTTTGCACTGGAGTATGCCAAAAATACGCTGAGACACGACAATACTCTATATCGCGGTTGATTTATTATAAATGGTTATATGAAAGTATTGGGGTTGGATTTATCCACAACAACTTGTGGATGGGCTATTACAGAAAATAAAGAAATACTATCTTGCGGCTATATTGACATATCAAACGCCGAGAAGTATAAAGACAAAGCAGATCTTATTATAAAAACTCTCGTTGGTCACAGTTTTGATAAGATAATGATTGAAGAAAGTTTGTTTGGATTTGCTGGTGGAGGTACTTCACAGCAAGTCATTATTAAACTGGTCAAAAACAAGGCTGTAATAGGTTATATACTTGAAAATCATTATGGCGTATGTGTAGATAGTATTCACGCACAAACTGCTCGTAAAAAGGCACTGGGGGCGGCTCGTATTAAAGGAGTAAAACCTAAAGTGTTTGTTAAAGAAAGTATAGATAGGATGTATGATATGACCAAATGGACTGTTCTTAATAAAAAGGGAACTGAAGAGAAGCGGATGGAAGATGTTAGAGATGCTATTGTGTTAAGTTTAGCGGGTTGATTACTGTTTTAGCATTATATTTATTAACATAACCTTTTAAAGATATATCATTATGACAAGAAGCGAACTCAAACAATTGATTAGAGAAACGATTGAAGAAATTTCCGCAGACACGGCACGCCGTGCCGCCGACAAAGCACGCCAGTTGGGAAGACACGGACAGTCCGATAGACTATCCGCAGCCGCACAGAAAAAAGATGATGCTGCGATAGGCGGAGATCCTTCATTAGGAAAGGTTGCGCTAGGCGGTCATTTATACAGTGCTACAATAAAAAAAATAGGAATAAAAGAAAATGGGAAAGTTGGTGTACAGATAGAGATGGAAACAGGTCACAAATTCACACTGGTGGACGATGACCCTGTGGTAACAACAACGAGAGGATATTCGATAGCAGTTAGTCGTCCTGCCAGAGTAAAATTGGTAAAAGCATTCAAACATGCTGGCGTCAATTTGAATGCAAATAAGATAAACGTGATTGATTGATTTTTTATTGAGTAAATTAACATTAACCCGCCAAATACGGCGGGTTTTTTATTAGTTGACTAATTTACCATTATCTGTATAGTGATATGGTAAATGTCATCATTAAAAATAACAGAACTTACCAGTTTGCTGAACAGAGCATTCAAGGAAACTGGCAGGCTGCGTAAAGGCAATAATATAGTATATCATTGTCCTTTCTGCCACCATCATAAGACAAAGATGGAAGTGTGTCTGGATGATCCTCAAAAATGGAACTGCTGGGTATGTAATGCCAAGGGTCGTGGATTATATTGGCTGTTTAAGCGAATGAACGTAACGTCCGATATATTGGACAAAGTACGGGATAATGACCGATATACCGGGCACAAACCAAATCTATCAGAGTTTGACAGCAAGATTTTATCACTCAAAGTTGGTGAAGTTGAAGTTGAAAAAACAGAATCACTTTCTCTTATGCCCGACTTTAAAAGTTTGGCAGAAAATGACGGCAGCAGAGAATATAAAGTCGCATTCAACTATGCCAAGAAACGCAAACTATCGTTGTGTGATATTATAAAATATAACATTGGATATTGCTCAAAGGGTCCATTTGCCGACCGTCTTGTATTTCCATCATACGACAAAGACAACAACTTAAACTTCTATAGTTGTCGGAGTTATTATGATGACGGCTACAAATATAAGAACAGCGAGTTTAGCAAGAATATTATTGGGTTTGAGAATATGATAGATTTTGATTATCCAATATATTTGTGCGAAGGTGCGCTCGATGCTATATCACTCAAGCGTAATGCCATACCGCTGTTTGGCAAAACAATGAGTAAAAAACTTCAAGCAGCAATAACTTCCAGCAAATGTCCTGAAGTCAATATTGTGTTGGACGATGATGCGTTGAATAGTGCCATCAAGATTGCGAAGTTTATACAATCTCTTGGAAAAACTGCCAAGCTTGTGCGTTTAGAAGGCAAAGACCCCAACGTGCTTGGATTTGAAAAAACTATAAACCAGATTAAACAAACGGATGTGCTTGACTTTGGGGCACTAACCTGTTTAAGATTAGGAAAATAATATTATGGTAGATACATTTGAAAAGTTGGATATAGGACTAAGTAAGATTGACTATGTTGTTCATATATCCGACATACATATTCGTCTTACAAAACGCCACGAAGAATATAGAGAGGCGTTTGAGAAGCTGTATGCTGAAATATCAAAGACGCCAGAAAACACGGTTATTATCAATACTGGCGACACACTTCATAGCAAAGTTGATTTGAGTCCAGAAGCAGTTCAGATTACAAGTGAGTTTTTTCATAAACTATCAGAGCTTAGACCAACGATTATCATCGCAGGCAATCACGATTGTTTGCTTACTAATGCTACTCGTCTTGATAGTATTTCTCCCATCGTTGATAATCTAAAACACAAGAAGCTATTTTATCTGAAGAATACCGGCTTGTATGGTGCTGCCAATCTGCTCATCAATAATATGAGTGTATTTGACGACATTACCAAATACATCAAGCTCAAGAATGTAACCAAAAAGATAAAGACCAGTTTTGATACAAAAATCGCTTTATATCACGGCGGCGTGCTAAATGCTCGCACAGATATAGGATATGCGGTCTCGGATAAAACAATAACCAACGAACTATTTGATGGGCACGATATTGCCATGCTTGGTGATATTCATATGGCTCAAGATTTACAGCAATATGATGAAACTAATGAAAAACCTATTATACGTTATGCGGGGTCTCTTATCCAGCAGAACCACGGCGAAGCATTGCTTGGACACGGACTATCGCTATGGAACATCAAGCAAAGAACATATTCTCATGTTGAAATACCAAACGACTATGGGTATTTTACGATAGATGTTGATGACGGCAAACTGATTACTGACATAACCACAATGCCACGTAAGCCAAAGCTGCGTGTGCGTTGTAAGGAAAGTGTTGCGACAGAAGTAAAGAAGGTAATCAATGAACTACGCAAGACATATGAGATCACCGACTTGATTTATGTAAGAGTAGATACAGATGGTGCCACCAAGGTTGCTCAAGCACAAAACATATCAAATCTAAATCAAATCGGCAATATTGACTATCAGAACAAAATCATTACGGATTATCTGCGAAAGAAGTTCGTGGATGTTATGGACGACGAAACTATTGACACCGTCTGTAAAATCAACAAGGAACTAAATACTGGACTAAGCAAGGATGATACATCCAGAAACATTCGCTGGAAGCCAGTCAAGTTTGAGTTCAGCAATATGTTTAGTTATGGCGAAAAGAACATTCTTGATTTTACAAAGCTTGAGGATGTATATGGACTATTCGCAGCAAATGCCAGCGGCAAAAGTTCATTGATGGATGCGTTGTGCTTTACGGTGTTTGACAAGAGTGCACGAGCATTCAAGGCCACGCACGTAATGAACTCGCAAAAGATGAGTTTTAGTGGCAAGTTCACGTTTGAGATAAACAATGTTCATTACGTTATTGAGCGTGAAGGCAAGCGAGACAAAAAGAACAATGTCAAAGTTGATGTAAACTTTTACAAGCTCAACGGCGATGAAAAAGTAAGCCTCAACAGCGAAGCTCGCCGCAGCACCAATGAAATCATACGTGATTATCTTGGCGACTATGATGACTTTGTATTGACTACACTTGCTCTACAAGGCAATCAAGGCTCTTTTATTGATATGGGACAAACAGAACGCAAAGAACTATTGTCTCAGTTCATTGGTCTAAACTTGTTTGATAAACTGGCTTCTCTTGCCGCCGACAAGACCAAGGAACTATCTGGTGCGGTCAAGTTGTTCAACAAAGAGAATGGGCTGAAGAAAATAAGCCAAACCAGCAATGACATAGAACTACTTGACTCTAAAATCAATGACTTGAACTCACAGAAAGAAACGCAAACAGCGTTCAAGAATGAAGTTGATGCTGAAATAGACGCTAAAAAGGCTACTATTGTAAAACTTGAAAATGTTCCTACAAACATAATGCCTATTGTTCGTGAGCGAGATAATCTTGTATCAAAAAACAAGTCAGCAAATGAGGCGATTGAAAAGATTGATGTTGAAGTATCGGCAAAAAAGCCAATATATGTTGAAGCCGCCAACAAGCTAAAAGAGTTTCCTGATGACCTGAAAGAAAAACACGACAAATATCAGACACTAAGCAGAACCAAGCAGCGTATTGAAACCGAGATGGATAAACTCAAAACGATTGTGTCGGAAAAGCTAAA